TCAGTACTTTGAGTACACCACCAATATGCGTAGTGTGATGGCAGAAGTTGACTCGATGATGGCACTGTATATGCCCAAGTACGACACATACGTTGCACTTGATGTTCAAGCACGGCTCATCGCGGACAACGGCAAGGCCAAACCAGCCAAGTACGTTGCACCAAGCCCTGATGATTACCCCACAGCGTATGACTTCCAGAATCGTATGGGGCATGAGTTGAGGTTCACTCCACTGCCGGAGGCCCGTCACTTCTTGTTCGATATCTCCGAGCACGATATGGAGCAGTTTAATGCGTCTATGAATGATGTCGCAGTCAGAGCACGTAGCGAGGTTATCAAGAAGATGATGGAGCCACTCAAGCACTTAGTTGACAAGCTCAACAAGCCTATTGGGACCGAGGGTGCGATCTTTCGTGACTCAGCCATCGAGAACGTTATCGAGGGACTTGAGATGGCCAAGAAGCTCAACGTCAACGGGGATGAAGATGTGATTGTGATGGCCAACACCATCAGTCAAGCGATCAATATCTTCTCTGACAACAAGGAAGTATTGCGTGAGTCACCTATTGTGCGTGAGCAAGCGGCCAAGCGGCTGGACTATATCGCACAGCAGATGGGTGCGCTGTATGGTTCTGTCTGACCTTGAGGTGGTGCTGATCGTTGCGTTCAGCGTCATCTTATTCCTGTACTTCCAACTCAAGCACCAGTTAAACAAACTTGAGTACCACGTATGGCGTATGGCTGAAATGATTAGCCATATAGCTGATGGAAAAGTCAAAGCGATACGCAAATCCGATAAATCAATTGAAATACTGGAGAACAATCATGGCAATAGCTGAATCACAAAAGATGAACTACTGGGATGTAGCGCGGTTTACCAAACTGCCCGGAGCATCAGTCGATGTAATAATAGACCCCTCATACTGGACCGTTCGTATAAAGAACGCAGTCAAACGAATGATCTCTAATCGAGAGATTGTTGGTTACGGTATGGCCTCAAGACTTGCAAAAAACATTGCGGCTCAGCATGAGTTGGTTACTAGCGTATATCACACTAATAATATTTATTCTGACAACGTACCCGACGAAAAGCGGCAAGAGTTAGTTAATGTAATGACTGCGGACTTTGCTTCGTTTCGTATGAGTGACAAGGCAACAGCGTATTCGATAGCATCTAGAGGGGACTCGCTCAAGAACAACGTTGATAGGCTTATAAAGCATGGCTCTGTGAGCTATTATTTTATGAATAATTACTTTGCAAAAGAAGCTAGACTAATCATCCAAACACCGCCTTCGATAGAAGAACAAGCGATCATCGCTGATATCCATGCGGCCCTTAACCGCAATGAGACATACACATTCACAACTTACTAAGGAGTAAATCATGGCAACTAAGCTAGACAAAGCAAAAGCACAGATTGTGCTTGACCATCCGTTCTGGGCATCCATTCTGCTCAAGCGTCCGCTTATCAAAGACAATAGCATACCAACGCTTGCTGTCGATGGTTATGGTCGTATCTATTACAACGAGGACTTCATTGAGACGCTCACTGTCCCACAAGTAGTATGGGGCTTGTGCCACGAAGTCGGCCACGTTATCGGTCAGCACGCACTGCGAGTCGGTACTCGTAACCCCAAGAAGTGGAACTATGCAGGCGATGCTTGGATCAACGACATGCTTGACGATTCCGGTGTTGGTCAGCGTATCCCTAACACTATCAATATGCCGGGGTCCAAAGACGATACTGTCGAGAACATCTACGATAGCTTACCTGATAACGAAGATGATGGTAGTAACGATGGCACAGGCGAGGACGTTATCTACGGTAATGGCCCAAATGGTAAGCCGATGACTGACGATGAGATACGTGAGGTATCAGGCCAAATCAAGGTCGAGATTGCTGAAGCGGCACAAGCAGCCAAGATGCGCGGCAAGTTATCCAACAAGCTGCAAGAGATGGTTACAGATATCTTGGAAGTCAAGACACCGTGGTACGAGATACTTGAGAAGCACATGGTCAGTCGTGTCAATCAAGGTCAATCATGGCGCAGACCTAACCGCAGGTTTGCCGACGTATACCTGCCATCTGTTGACAAGTTGCCGCAGATGGGTGAGCTTGTTGTTCAGGTTGATGTGTCTGGCTCAATCAGCAGACGCGAGCTTGAATACTATAACGGTCACCTATCACGCATCGTTGAGCAGTGCCGACCAAGCAAGGTTCATGTGTTGTACACCGACACTGACGTTCAACGTCATGACGAGTTTGAATGTGGTGAGGAGTTCAAGTTAGAGTTCTTCAGTGGCGGCGGCACTCATATGCCAGCAGGGTTCGACTTCATCGCACAGCAGGGCATCGATCCTGATGTGTTTGTCTGCCTCACCGATGGCTACACTAGCTTTGACAGCGAGCCTAACTTTCCTGTGGTGTGGTGTATCAGTAGCGATGTGGAAGCGCCTTACGGCGAGAATGTCCACTTCGAGTTAGCGTGACGTACTCTGCCAAGCAGATCGACAGACACCGCTATGCCTTAGTTGAGTACAACGATTGGGCTGACTCAGATGAAGAATGGTTCACTGAAAAGATGGACAAAATCGGAATCGAAGTCATCCAAACCTATTGGTCGTTGACTTGTAGCCAAGGTGATGGCGCGTGTTTTGACGGAAAGATCGTAGATTGGGGTAAATACCTATGTTCAATTGGGTACGATGACCCCATACTACACAAAGCAGCCGAGGAAAACTTCAGCCTAAGCTGGGCACAATACGGACACTACGTCCATGAAAACAGCCTAGTGTTTGATGATGATCTGTGGCTTGCTGAGGTAGACACAGAGGATATGGAAGAAGTTGAGTTATTCAAACACCATGTCAGGGAAGCAACACTTGGCCAGTATGACTTGTTCATGCTAGTCGATACGATTAAAGATGATATCAAGAGTAAATGTGTTGAACTTAAAAAGGAGTTAGAAAGAACATACGACGACCTAATCAGTGACAAATGCGTCATTGATTTTTTGACAGAAAATGAAATCAAACCAACTAACGAGGATTAAATCATGGCATACGTAGCAATCAGCAGTCAGCTCAAACAAGATGTGGCAAGCAAAATATCAAAACTGAAAGACAAAGAAACCAACACCATCAAGCGACCAGCACCGTTGATGTTTCAAACACTACCGCAAGATGCAATGCAGTTACTTTGGGGCGACAAACTACACCTTCAATCACAGATGCCTGTTGAGTGGCAACGAAAGATGGACGCAGTAACATTCACTTACCGTTTCGACCACGGGAGTCAACGTAGGTTGTCCGCCAATGCACGGATTGATACCAGTGTTGCGTTCTATGCTCCGCCCAATACTAACGGGTATATAACCATTGACTCCATAAAAGGTAATCCATACATCTTGCCGTTCTACGAATACGAAATGCAAGTTGGTGATATTACCGGACGGTGGAACAAAATCCGTGATGAAGTCAACGCGTTCTTGACCAAATGCAAGTCATTGAACGAAGCCCTTAAGCTGTGGCCCGACTTATCACACTACATCCCTAAAGAGTACATAGACCGTGTGAGCAAGAAATCAGAGAAGGCACAGGCCAAAGAATCTGAAGCGATGGAGTTCTTAAAGAACATGGACACAGACGGTGCGCTTGCCGCATTGGTCATGTCGCGTATGGCCGAAGCAGGAGTAAGTCAATGACAGACATAGAGCTTAAACGCCGAGCAATTGTTCTATTTAAACCCTACCAGATACCAAAACATGTCAAACGAAACTACCAACGTCAATGGATCGGAAGCGTCCAATTCCTTGGACCCCGATGGAAACTCGCAACACAAGTTGAACGACTTACAGTTCCAATCTAACGTAAACGACAGACTGGCGCGTATCGAAACGCGCTTGGTCACCCTCATGGTACACATGGGTCTCAAGCCTAACTCAAGGAACAAAGAGTATGTCTAACTTAGCCAGCGAAACACAAATTGGTGGCGACCACTACCGAAGCAAAGCAGTCCAGCCTTGGACAGCAATGGAAGCATGGATGTCGCGTGAGGAATTCGAGGGGTTCTTACGAGGCAACATCATCAAGTACATCGCTAGGTACAAAGATAAAGATGGTGAGCGTGACTTATTCAAAGCCAAACACTATCTTGAACGGTTAATTGAACTTTATGCACAGGAGAAAATATGAGCTTAATTAACCCCGCTAGCGTACTTAACACCGTTACTGTTGCAGCGCAACCGCAATACACCCTTGGGGCTGGAGGTAACGGCACATCAGTCTCAATGTTTGCTGAGAAGAATAACGCAACTGTAACGTTTGTTGTGGCCCGAGCAGACAACGGGTTCATCATAGCTACCAATGACCATAACCGGTTCGAAGACCATCGGTACATTGCCAACAACCTTGACGAGTTGAAAGACTTGTTTGTATCTATCCTTGTCCAAAATAAACTTGACGGAGCTTAATATGCCAGATATCAAAACAGAACTTATGAAACTTAACAACCTTCAATTCGATGACGATGTGGAATCATCACCTATCACAACTGACGCAGAAACAGAACGTAAAAAGATTGCTGCCGACAAAGCTCGTGAACGATACCATGCAAAAAAAGCAGAACTAGGAGGAAAATCACCAAGAACAGCGAAGGTTATGCCTGTTGTTAGTGTTGATAACGTGGAAACCTTGCTTGCTACGATGCCAATTAAAGTAGCCAAGGCGTTGTATCTTGAACTCAAGAAAGTGTTTGAGGCGTGATATGGACGCCGCATTTATTTTAATAAAAGAGCTAGTAATCACCGCCGTTATTGTCATGGGCGTGTTGTGGCTGTTAGCTATCTGCTTTTGGTTGTACCCAAGTATGACCGAGGTGAGGAAGATGGACTGCGCGATGGCAGAGTTTTCGCCTGACATGTCACTTGAAGTTAAACAAGCCTGCCGAGAGGCGAGGAGTAAGAAATGAAACGGCAAACAAAACTTGAGATTGCTTTTGCAGTGACATGTGCATTGCTTGCATCAATGATTGTTTGGAGATTTTATGAGTGGCTGGCGTAAGCGACAAATTCTAGGAGCACAACATATGAAAAGAAGTAGACACAAGCAAATACGAGAGATGTTGTTGGCCTCAGAAGATGGGCTGACCGTCAACCAGATAGCCGAGCACTTTGGTGCAGGGCCGAAGACTATCCAGAAGACAATCAAGAACGTATGGGGGGTCTATATCGACCGCTGGACGGTGCCAAAGCGAGGCCAGTACTCTGCGGTATTTATGTGTATTGAACCCCTTTTAGACGCCCCGCACCCAACGGAGCGGCACCTCCCCCAAACCCAGTGGCAATCAATGGAGAAACGAACATGAGCGTGTTTGATTGGCAGAACAACAAGCCCTCTGTGTTTGTCAAAGATGTTAACTTTACCGATGGCGCAAAAGCTGGCTTACTAAAGGGCATAAAACACCTTGGTTATAAACAGTACGGTACTGCGTTTATTGCAGACAAACCATCTCCCAACATTCATGCGGACATCCGCGAAAAGGAAAAGAAGTGAGATACATCACGCTTGACTTTGAGACCTTCTACTCAAAGGATTTCAGTCTGTCCAAGATGACTACCGAAGCGTATATCCGTGACCCGCAGTTTCAAGCTATTGGGTTTGCCTACAAGATCAATGACGAAGAACCGAAGTGGGTGGCAGGGTCAGACAGTCAAATTGCATTGGCATTGGCCGCACTGGACATTGAGAGTAGCTACTTGATCTGCCATAACATGGCGTTTGACGGTGCAATTCTGGCGTTCAACTACGGCATCAAACCTAAGTATTATTTGGACACACTATCAATGGCAAGACCTGTCACGGGGCATACAGTAGGCGGGTCATTGGCTGCATTAGCTAAGAAGTACGAACTGGGAGTCAAAGGCACAGAGGTTGTAAACGCACTGGGTAAAAGGCGTGAGGACTTTGAGCCCGGTGAGCTTGCCAAGTACGGTCTTTACTGTATCAATGATGTACAGCTTACTTATGATCTTTATCATATCCTGAAGAGACACAACCCTACGAAGGAACTCTACATACAGGACCTGATGCTGCGCATGTTCACCGACCCAGTGCTTAAGCTAGACAGAAGTGTTTTAGTTAATCACTTAAACACGGTACAGACTAAAAAAGAAAAGCTGATGGAGAAGATTGATTTGTCGATTGGTCGTGATGCGCTGATGTCAAACCCAAAGTTTGCTCAGGTGCTACTTAAGCTGGGTGTCGAACCGCCGGTAAAAACCAGTCTACGAACAAATAAAGAAGCCTATGCTTTTAGTAAGACTGACCAAGAATTCAAAGCATTACTGGAACATCCAAACATTGCGGTGCAGGCCGTTACTGCGGCTCGCCTTGGCATTAAGTCTACGCTTGAAGAGACGCGCACTGAATCATTCTTGGGCATTGAGCAGCGAGGTTCGCTTCCGATCCTACTGAACTACTGGGGCGCACACACAGGCCGAGCAAGTGGTGGAGACAAGATGAACTTGCAAAACCTACCAAGGGGCGGCGCGTTGCGGAGAGCAATTGTTGCACCTAAAGGACACGTTATGGTGGCAGTTGATTCTGCACAGATTGAAGCGCGAGTTGTTGCGTGGTGGTCAGGTCAGAAAGACTTGGTTGAAGATTTTAAGAACAACGAAGACATCTATTCTAAGTTTGCTTCAGTTATATAC